ATTCCGTTTGATAACTCAAAATAGTGTTTTGTGCCGGTTGAGGGAAGTAATACAGGAAGATTTGTTGGATCAACTGAGCCGTCTCCTGTGTAAATTTTTACTTTATTACTTGGTGGATTTGAGGGTGCTGTGCTTTGTTGAGTTAGAACAGTTACTCCTCCCACCTCAACATCTCCTGTTGTTGTAACTGATAAGGCAGTAACATCTTTATGAGTGCCGTTGGTGTTGTGTTGTTGAACGAAGTTTGTTGCCGGGAGTAGGTTTTGGATTTGAACCTTTTTGTTTGTTGGTGTTCCGGAGGGATCTTTAACCGTCACGACTATATCCGTTGCGCTTGGTGAGGTATCCTCTGTGAGTTGAGTTATTTTTTGATCTGCCATATTAAGATAAAATATCTAAACTTATGTCTCCTGACGCAATAATTATATCATCATTAGGTAGTATCGTTGTAAGGATTTTTTCTTTATACTCGCCTTTTTTTCTTTCGTATCCAAAGACAAAAGTCCGAATAAGAGTTTTTCCGTTTTCAAGAAGGTAGTTGCGGTAAAAATGAATAAGTTTCATATCCGGCTCAAAGATTAAGTCGTAGTGTTTATCCGTACCGAATTTCCTCATTCTAAAAAGAATAAGTTTTTTTTGGTCTATCTCGCCAAATTGATGATAAAAGCCGTTGTCGTCAAACTGTTTAAGCAAGGTATTATCGTTAAATAATGCTTCCCAATACCAAGCAACAGGCTCAATTTCTTCAATCTTGCCGGTTTTTTGATTGTAAAATTTCCAAGTTTTAACCATTGTATTGGTTTATTTTAATTTTCAAACAATCTCGTCGTATTGAAAATTTAACGTTGTTGTTGACCCTGCCGTATCGCCACTATCAGTTACTATCTGATGAACCAAATAGTCGGAATAGCCGGCTGATGTTAATTGTCCGGTTAATGATCCGTTAATTCCTAAATTAGCCGAAACAGGTGTTGAAGTTGGCATTGGCTGATCTACTCCGGTAATAGCACTTGTTGTTGGCGTTGCGTATGATATTGCAGAATATCCGCTTGTTCTTGCGTTTGTGACGTGGGTAGCTGATCCACCAAGCAAACCGGTTCGCCAAACTTTAATATTTTTAATTGAAGTTGACCCCCCCATATTAGTAACGTGTAGCCTTTGGTATTTTGCGTATGATCTGTTACCGGGAGTAATTGGATAAGCAGCTGGAGATAAATTTGCACTATCGTGATCACCCATATTCGAATTTGATATGTTGTGAGTAACGGTTTCTCCTGCTCCGTTACTCTCGCATATCTCAACTGTTGCTGACATAGTTTTTAAGGTTAACCCCTCTCCCGGCAGTTAGCCACCGGGAGAGGGATAATTGCTAATTAGAAAAGTTCTTACTTCAAGAACAATTCAACCAAAGCTTTCCGTCTTTCGTCAACAACCTTTGCGCCGTAGACATAAAGACCTTTATAGGCTTTACCAAAGTTTCCTGTCATATCCTCAATCCCAGTTTCAGTCATACCCATAGCAAAGGTAATGGCTGATCGGTGTCCGGCCAAACAACGGTAGCCATTGGTTGCGTTTCCGCTAACAGCCTCCGATTGATAGACGGTAAATCCAGCAATCTGACCGATTAATCCTCTTTTCACAACCTCATCATAAGCTGTTGGAACAGCCGGGATTAATTCGGGAGCTTGTAAAATATATGCTCCAATATGAGACGGGACTACCAAAAATCTATCGCTTGCTGGGATCTCGTTTTGATCCAATTTAGTTTTAGCAGAAACAATATGTGAGTAGATGGTGGTTTTAGTTACAGTTATCGGTGTATTCGCTTCAATTGTATAGCTTGCACCGGCATTAATAACACCACCATTATAAGTCGCATCACTGTCATCAAGATCCTGTTCGATTGTGATCGAGGTTGCTGACGTATAGGTTTTTACTCGATACCATTTTGTATGTCCATCAGCCTTGAAACCTCTACCAACCATTGCTGCTGTGAAGGTTGTACCTGTTCCGGTTACAACACCTGACGAGTTAATAGCAACAGTTCCGGTTGTATAGTCAGTGCCAATTCTATTGCCTGCGGCAACGTCAGAATAAAAACTCAAGACGTATTGGTCAACCGTCTTTTTGAGTTCTTTACCAACTTGATCTAACAAAGTTCCTTCCGGATTTTTGATCCAAGAATAAAACTTTGAGATTGATGGGATTTTAAAGTAGTAGGCTTTCTTTTGATCGGTTGTCAAAACACCCACACTTTCTTGTGGATCATCGGCCGTCAAGTTAGAGCCGGTGTAGTTGTGCAAAGAAAGCGCTCCAAATGTCAAAATATTGAGCTTAGAGGCTTTATCTTTGATTTCCCCCTCGTAGTCGTGATTTGTAATTTTTTCCTCTACCGCCGCTTCATAGTATCTGCTCAAGGCTTTGGCGGCAAAAGCCTCAGCAAGGTTTGTGCCATAATTTGCCATAAAAAATTAGAATAAATTGTAATAAACGAAGGGGAAAAAGCAGTTCAAAAACGGAAGTTAGCAACCCTTTCGTTGCTACTATTATTTTAAGTTATAAAAAATTAAAAGTCAATAGATTAAATATCAATGCCAAAATCAATTTTATTTTCTTTGATTAATCTTGCGTAAAGTCGTGGATCTCTCCTTCTTATTTTTGCAGCTTCCTCAACTGATATTTTATTTTGCTTTTGTTCTCCATCTCTTGTTGATTTTGTCAAAAGAATTGTTTTGTTCTTTGGCTTTGGTTTGTTATCAAATAAAAAGATTTTTACCAAACTTTCGGTGTCAAGTCCAATTCTTGTTGGCATTGCGGCAAACTTAACAAACTCTTCTTCATTTCCTTCAAGTTCCGGATATTTATTTAGTATCTGCGGGTCTTTTAGAAATGATTTTATACCGTCAATCCATTTTTCAACCTCTTCATCTTTTTTTACTGCTTCTTGAATGATTTCATATTTTCTTTTTGCCCAAATACTGTCAATGGCAATCTGTTTTTGTTTATCATCCATTAAAATCACTTCATCCTCGCCAAGTTCTTTGACTAAGTCCTCTTCTGTTGGTTTAGGAAGGCTTTCCGCTTTGGCAACTGCTTCCTTATAAAATTTGTTTCGTTCTGTCAATACCATTGCTTCACGTGTTGAGCCTTTATATCTTTCTTTGTAGTCAACTTCTGGTTGTTTTTTTTCTTCGGGTTTAACTTCTTCTTCCGGCTCAACCTCAACTTCGGTCTTTCCGGTCTCGTCTTTCACGATTTCCTCTTCTTCTGTTGTTTCTTCTGTTTTTGTCTCAAACATTTCTTCTTCATTTATTTCCATTTCTTCATCTTCAATTGGTAATTCTGGTTCGGAGGCTATTTTTTCCAATTCCTCCTGGTTTATTCGGTTATCTATTTTTTTCATAGGTTATTTGTTGCCCTTTATTAGGGGTTAACTTTTAATAATAAAATTATTTTTTCGTTGCTGGTTTTTTTACTTCTTCAACTTCTTTCTTTTGTTTTAAAATATCGCTAAACTTTTCTTTTTGCTCTTTGCTTAAATAACTTCTTCGAGCAAGCAAAAAAGCTTTTTCCTCACTTGACAATGCGTGAGGTTCTTTAGCGGTAATTTGTTGCAGTCTCTCTAAAAAATCCATATTATTTTGTTAAAAACTTATGATAATTATATCATTTCATAAAATTTTTTAGATAGTTTTCCAATGCGCTCTTTACCCTATCTGTTGCAAACAACATATCCTCAAGCATAATAATGTTTTTTAGTCTGGCTTTTGCGAATAGATGTTTACGGTTAGGAATTGAGAAGAAAAGAAATTTATCGTATTCCGGTATCTCCACCAAGTCTTTGATAATAGCGTTTTTAATATCTGAAATGAAGGCTTTTATCTGCTCTGTAGTTAGTTGACTATTGTCGATATGATTGATCCAATTCAGTAACGTGTCTCTTTCTTCTTCATTTAATTTTTTATTACTTTTATTTAATAAATTTTTTATCTCATCAAAGAAACTCATACCATTTGATTAATTGGTAACTGTTGATCCAGTTCTGGCTGTTGAACAGTTGGCTGTGCTTGTTCTGGCAATTGCGGTTGTGGTTGAGATTGTGCCGCTTCCTGCTTTTGTTTTTCTTCTTGCAACACCTTCTCAACCTCTTTTGCGTCCAAATCTGCAAATTCAAGTGATTTTTGCTTGATTATCTCTGTTAATGCTTGATTTTCCGGCATTACTGATTTTGCATATCCGAGTTTTTGGAGTTGGTCCAATGTTGCTGACATATCCCTTGATATGTTCTTTACCTCAACCGTATACCCAGCCTCTGATTTCCAATCTTTTGGTGATATTTCTCGCTCGTAAATCTTATTAGTTAATCTTCCTTTTTTTTCAACTTTAACTGCGTCTATGTTTTCGCCTGCCGCCTCGAGAAACTTAATATATTTTTGACCAAAATCCAACCAATCCTCGATATAATAAGTTGCCATACTTTGAATTCTTTCTTTTGCATTAGCAAGCGCAAGCTGAATTTCGCCAAGAGTGACTTTTTGCGATGAGACAACTCCTTGTTGAGTTGTTGTGACAGCAGATGCTCTTTCGGATATGTTCATAACGAAAGAAAGCTCGTCTAAGCTGTCTGATAAATCCGGAACATCAACTTTCTTTATGATTTCGTCCGGGTTACCCGGCACCGGATACCAGCCCCACGGCACAGGTTCAAATGTTTGCGGAATAAAGTTGCGTAGGGTTGAATTGTAGTAGTGCATCCCGAAGTTTCTAAGCGTCCTGTTTTCCACTAACTGCGAAAACCAAGAATTGAGGATTTTATTTGAAGGTCTTAGAATATCCCCTACCCCATCCGACCAAAAATCAGTAGTCTCTACATCATCAGCCCAAGAGGTATAGGGCAAATGGTCATACCAATAATGATCCGGAGTGTCGCCAATAACTTGATAAAGCGGTGCAAAAAATAAAACAAAATCATCTTGTGCGGTGACAACATAATAAAACACCGGCTTTTTTAATTTTTCATCTTCAAGCAAGGTGTAATGCTCTGTTAATAAAACAAATGTTTCGCCAAATTGTGGTTCAGAAACTAACTCTTCCATTCCCAACTCTTTCAATCTCTCGTCTTTCTCCTGCATTGATTGACTGTTTTCTTCTGCCGATTGACTGCCTTGCTGGGTTTGAAAATATTCAACCAATTGTTTTTTTGCCTCATCATCAAACATAGAATTTTGAACAATTACGGATAAAGGTTTGTAAATGTTTGTGTGGGCAAAATAGGTAGTGTTGTCTACTTTTGTTGGATCGGTGGTTTTTTCGACCAAAATATCATAAGGATCAACAATCTCAAAAATAAATCTTCCGTTGACAACGTTTAGTTTTTTAAATGATCTACCGTAGGTAAATACCTGCTTTTTATCAACAATATCTTTTAATACCAACTTATTTTCTCTTGCGCTGTAAACCCAATACTCGTTATAGAACAACTCTTTCTGTCCGTCTCCGGATTTTTCTTTAAAGTAAAGAAGCGGTGGATCGTCAACGTCTTTAAGCATTGTTCGTATTCCCATTTTCATAAGAGGAATAACAACCGACTGTCTTTGTGTTAGGCGATTGTAGGTAGTTTTATTGCGGTAAAGATTGTAGTTTTCGTCCCACTCGTCAAGTCGTCGTTCTTTGTATTTTTCGGCTCTTTCTTTTTTGATTTTTAACAATTCCGATAATGAATTTTGATCGTATTTCATATTATTCCCAATCAACTCCACCAAATGGTCTTTCGGCTGGTAATTCTATTATACTCTCTATTTTTCTAATAGAGAGCTGATTTGTAAATGTCAAGGCAAACGCATCTGCGATATCCGGGCTTTCGATCCCCCGCTTTCTCATATTTTCTTTTGGTTCTATTACTATTTTACCATAAGAATTTTTTTTATACCGGATACTAAGAAGTTGATCCCAACCGCTATATTCGTTCTCGATTAACTGTCCGTAGTTTCTAACCCACGTTAAAACGCTTTCATCACCGGCATATAACATTGCCTTTAAGTTTATAAATCTCTCATCAACCTTACGGTTATTATCAATTAAAAACTCTTTTTTCGCCGACAAACTTTCGCCAAAATTTACTCCATTAACCGGCAAGCCGTTGTTTTTCAAAAAATCAACAACACCGCCACCTACCCCAACGTCATCAATATAAACATTTGACGGATTAACTCCTTCAGTTTTTATAATTTCGATCGTTTTTTGGCCGGTTTTGATTATGTCCGGCTCTCGCCAACGATAAACTATTCTTGCAGTGGTATCGTCTCTTATTACCCATACGCTCTCATTTCTTCCACCTCTTGCCACATCTACCCCTAAAAACTTCTCACCTGCCGGTGTATTGTTTCTTTTTTTTGAATTTTCAAGATCTATTTCGGTAAGTAAATATACCCAACCTTCTTCATCTATTTCATTTTCAGACGGGAACTTGTTTTCAAATAAGACACTAAAATAAACGTATTTTCGGTTTTCTTCAATTAGCTCTTGGCTCATTCGCATTCCCTCTTTAAGAGAAGTCCAGCAATCCACGTTAAACTTTGCGTATTTTGGATCTTTGTAACTGTCAAAAAAATGATTGCGCCGGAACGGGTTGCCAATTTTGCAAAGAAAGTTCTCTTTTGGATTGTCTCCCAGCATTCGCAACACCAAAGAAAAATCGTCATTGTCAATTAATGCCGCCTCATCTAAAACAACATTCCTAGCTCCATACCCTAATGCTTCTTTTGCAGATCCAATAAAGATATATGAATACTTATCCTTGTCAATCTTAAATGATATTTTTTGCTTGTTGCGATATCTCCTTAAATCTTCTATCTTTTCCCCTTTTTCCGGAACAAACTTTGTTAAAAAGAAGGGATGGTCGAAGATGTGATAGTTAATGTAAGACATTATTATCTTTGCTTTTTCTTTTGTTCCGGAAATAATTGCCCAAGTCTCCGGATAAATTGACGCACGAAGCAATACCGCTAACGCAATTGTGAGTGATTTGCCAAAACGGGTGTGCGCCATTACGTGGATACGTGGATATTTTTGTAAGAAAATTAATTGAAACAATTGATCCTGTAATGGTGATAAAGTAATTGGATTTCCGGTTTCGTCTTTGAAGAATTTACTGGCAAGTAACTGTGTTTTAGTCATTTAGTTAGTTAACTTTCAGTAAAAGTTTTTTTGCCTCTTCATCAAGATCGAGTTCGTCTCCGGCTATTCTTGGTTGCTTTTTCATTTCTTCAACCATTTGTTTTAAAAGTGTGTTTAAGTTTTGCAGCTCCTCCGGTGCGTTGGTGTATCCTTGTCCTCTCATCTTCCCAATCAAAACAGTATCAACAATCCATTGAAGCAGTTTTGCGTCCGGTGCTTTTGAGAAATAAGTGCCATCGGATCGTCTTATCTTGACTTTTCCGAGTGCAGTTTCAAGAATTGTCAGGCCAATCTTCTTCCATCGCTTCAAAAACATGTTGACCAGAACTTCTCTTGCGTTTTCTTCAGTGATTGTTGCTTGTCGTTTTGCTTTCATTTTTTAA